CGCAGGGCCGCAACCAGTTCCACTGAATGGTGCAGTCGCGGTTGAAGCTGTCCCCGGTCACGTAGGTGCCAGGCAAGGCCAGGGCGCAGTTCACGCGGGCAATGCGATCCAGTTCGGTTTCGGAAGTTCCTTGCCCCCCGGGCTTGATCTTGTCCGCAACCCAGTGAAACATTCCCTTGGCGCGGCTGACGTGCACATCCTTGAAGGCCTGCACGAAGTCGCACTCGGAGATGTCTTGAGTTTGGATGGGGAGCTTGTGTTCAAGCTTGCCGAAGACATCGGTGATTTCGCGGGCGCGCGGTTTGCGCTTGGGAGCTGGCGCAGCTTGCACAGGCTCTGCGGCTTCCGCTTCCTCACCGTCGAGCGGGGAATCGTTTAGCTCTTGGGCTTCTTCCTGGCCCTCTTCGAGGTTCGGGGAATCGGGCGCGCCTGTTGTTTCATCCTCCGGCGCCAGAGGGGTGTCTTCTGCAGCGTCCTCATAACCAAAGCGCTGACCGTCCAGCACCATTCTTGTGTAAAAAAGTACCCGCCCATCGGTGCACATATAGTCAGCGGCTTGCGTGTGCAGAGCGCGTAAGTCATTGTTCCGCGCAAAGATTTCCTTGAAGTCTTCGGCGGCGTCGGCGGCGGTGATGTCGGGGTCATAGGTGGGATTGAAGGGCTCGAAGCGGCATTCGGGAATATCTCGGACTAAAGCCGAGGTGATGATGTCGCAGTGCGCTCCGTAGACGTTGGTCTCATAGAGCGCCGCCTGTTGGATCTGCCGGCCGGGGCCGAATCCAGTAGTAGGGGAGGGCAGATACCAGCCGCCGCCTTTACGCGGAAGCAGGTAGTGATAGCCGCGCTTGAACAAACGCGCTTCCCAGGCTTGCTCAACTTCCATCCTTCGCGCCGCGGTGTCGCGCTTGGAGCAGTCGCGGCAGAGTTTTCTGACGGCATTCTTTTCTTCGTCGGTGAACTCGATGAAGGGCTCGGCGGAGTAGTCATGGGGGCCGAGTTCCCCCAGACGCAGGTCGGGCTCGGCCGGCTCGGACACCTCCGGCTGCTGTTCGTCTAACTCTGGGCTTTCAACTTGCGGCATGAATTACTTCAGGCGTTGTTGGGCGCGGGGCAATAGACCCTTCTTTGCGTGCGCAAGCTGGGGATCAGCGTGCAGCTCGCGTTTCATCTTTTCTTTCTTTTCAGGCGTCAGCGGCGATCCGCTCGACAAAAGGTACCGGGTTTGGCGTGGCGTCCAGGGCATTCAAAGCTTCTTCGGCGGTGATATCGTCTTTCGTTTGTTCCGGGTAGGCTTCACCGTCGTAGCCGGCGAGCCAGAAAATATCGAGCATGATGGTGACGTCGATGCGTTTGCCGCCGATCATCACCCGCTCCTCGTAGAACGGCGAGACGCGCATGCGGGCGTTCTCGCGGCTTAAATTGCCGTGATTGTAGGCCTGGCGGACGAGCGAGACTTGGGGAAAGGAACCCATCGGTTAAACAGGTAGCACGTAGCGAAGATGATGATGAGAAAAGTCATGACTTCGATCAAGTTCGCGAGCGCCGATGAAAGTTCAGGAGCCATCTACATTCCAGGGATTGCGCCCATGCCGCCAATCGCTCCGCTGCCGCCCTGCTGCTCTTGCTGGGGCTGTTGCGGCTCGACTCCCGCGGCGATCATGCCGTGCTGGTGCGCTTCTTCGGGCGAGGCATGCTCAGACTTGTGCATCTTGCCGCCATGGTGGGAGATTTTCGAGTGCTTGCCTTCGGCATGGAAGATTTCGACTTTCTCCGCGGGGCCGTGCTGCGCAACCATCTCGTGAATGTCGCCCTGTTCCGCGCCGTCGCCAGCTTCACCTTCGGCTTCTGGCATAGGCTTAGACTCGCCCTTTGACTCTTTGGCGTCCTTTTTTGCGGGGCGCTCGTCGTAGGCCTTCTGCCGCTGCTTGTTGCCGAACTGCTTGCCGTCTTTCGCTGGGAAACCCATTAGTTCTCCTTCACTGCTTCAGTCTGTCGTTCTTTTTCTTCGTCCGCCGCGTTCTTGGCGATTGCTTCCGCCTGCAGCCGCTGCCAGTTGGTTTGAATCGTTGCGGACGTCTTGCCGTCTGCAGCTCCCGGCACAGGCAGACTCGCAACCCGCATCGGAATCGACTTCACCGCCATCAGCGCTTCGAGCAGCCGGTCTCGATCGGCGCGCAGCTCGGCAATCTGCCGGTCCTTATCGAGCCTGGTCTGCAGCAGCTCGCGTTCGAGCAGCTGCGCATATCTCGATCCAAACAGGTCCGACAGCCAGCGGCGCAGTCTTTTGGCTAGACTGGCCGCGGATGGTGAACCGATATGCTCGATGCGGGGAATCATGCGGTAGTTGGCGCAGCGTCCTTTGCCGCTTTCGCGGCAGCATCCTTGGCGGCGGCGACCGCGGCGGAGTGGTCGGCTTCAGCTTTCGCAGCTGCTTCTTCAGCAACCCGAGCAGATTCAGCCAGCGCCAGTGCCGCTTTCCGTCCGCACTTGGCCGCAAACGGCTTCAACACGCCATGCCGCTCCGCCGAAATCTCTCCGGTTGGGGCAACCTGCGTGCATTCCGACACCAGCACGCCATCGACTTCGTGACAACCGCAACTCCATTTCACTTCGTGAGCCATAAATCCTCCTGTTACTTCACTCTGGTTTGCCAGCTCGGCATGCCTGGCGATTTCAGTGCTTGATTGGCTTCCTTCGCCGCGTAAGTGTGTTTGTGCACGTAGAGCGCGCGCTGCACCGGATCTTCGATCGACTGCGCTTGTTCGCGAATCAGCTCTGACGCCGGCTTGCGCGAGGTGCCCAGCATGTATTGCAGGCCCATGCGCGCGCAGTCATAGGGATCGTCGCCAATCTGATTGGAAGAGTAATCGACCTTGAACACGTCTTCTGTGTTTTTCGGATCACGCACCAGGGACGGGATGCACTCGATCAGCCGCGGGCAGTCTTCGGAGATGTGCCACATGCTGTTGTCCAAAAGTTGCGACAACAATCGGGCGCCGGAAGGTCGAGTGCCGGGGCTGGAGTCGGCAGGGAAGGGACGAGGGAAGGTAATGGGCAGCGCATCGGTAATCAGCTGCATGATCGATTTCGGCAGATCCTTCATCGCCCGCGGAGAGAGTTTGCCGGCATCCCAGGAGCAGGGGAACGCAATCAGCTTTTCGCCGGCGGAGAGCTTGCCGATCTCCCGGCCCAGCGTCTGCTCGTTCACGCCGCGGCCCCAGTATTCCCGGTAGGTGATGACGCGGCCGCGCTCGTCCTGGGCGTGCCAGTGAACGGTGAAGGGATGATCAAAGCCCCAGTCGAGCGAGACCCACTTCTTGAACCAGGGCTTGATCTGCGTTTTGCAGTCTTCGGCTGCAAGAACGTGCTTCTCCGGCAGGAAATTGGGGAAGTACTGGCCTTGGAAGACGTCCCATTTGCCGTAGAGCCAGGCGTCGCGCAGCGCGGCATTGGTAAGAGCTGCCAGGGTTTGACCGTAGTCAGTACGCTGGATGAAGTATTCGCGGCGAATCTCTTCCGACCAGCTATAGCAAGCTTCCTCTTGTAAGACGCTGCATTCTTGGCATCTGTACTCACAAGGCCGCTCCTGGTGCTCGCTGCATTTGAAGCCATCCGACCATAACGCGGAACGAGCAGCTTCAATGTTGTCCCAACCAAATGCTTGAATGAATGCCCACTTGCGCCGTGTCTCGTCGCCCTTCAGTTTGCCGTCTTTGAACACACGCTTGAGATACGGCAGACCGATCGGCGGCATTCCGGTCTCGCTTATCGAAGGCATGAAGGTATAAATCATTTTGGGAATGATGCCGGGATGCGATGTGCAGCGATTCGAACCGGAAAGCTTTTCCAACTCGGTCTGACTGAACTCTTGCGCCTCGTCGGGCAGGATGTCGGCGTACTCGGACGAGTAGAAATCGGCCATGTCTTTTTCGTTCTGCGCTGAGCCGAAAAAGAGAGAACTGGTCAAACCGCCGTCACAGGGAACAATCAACTGCTTCTTCTGTTCTTTGTAGTAGCTGCGCAAGCCTGGATACTCTTCGAACAGCTTGATCAGGTGCGACTGCTCAAGTTCTTTCAAGGACCGTCGGATAATCAGACCAGTCGTGCGCGGATACTTCAGCCGGCGCAGTAGCATTCCCCGGCGCCCTCCGCCCGACTTCGCGCCCATGCGCGCTCCACCGAAGCCGATCCGCGTGAAATCCGAATTGTCCCAGTAGTCCCACAGTTCACTTTGCTTTGGCTGCAACCTAATTCTTAATTCTTGCTCCAGTATGCTCAATGACTACCCTAACTGTTTGCGGCTTGTTGTCCGCACCCTCAGAGAACAGCTTGAAATGCCGGCCCAACCGCTCAAGATTCTCGCCATGGTCCGCCAGCCGGATCTTGTGGGTGACATACTTCCGTTTAACCAGCGGCTCTCCTTCGTCCCCGCCTATGGTGGTCTCTGTTGTTTCTTGAACGTCGATGCCCTTCAGAGCGAATGCGCAAACGTCATCCAGGTCCACCACTGCCTTCAAAGAGCCATCGGCATAGAAGAAGTCGCGAGTGTCGAAGAAGGCCAGGTCGGCCAGGCCACGCAGCACTTTTGCGGCGGTAACATCAAGCTGGGCAAGGAGTTTCTCGGTGCGCTGGGAAATCTGGAGCTGTACCTTAACATTTCTTAACAGTCTGGAAGCAGCCTGGGGAGCCGTCTTTGCCGCGTAACCGGCTGCAACTGCAGCCCTTGTGGCATTTCGGTCGGCCAGATACTCGCGTACAAAGATTTGCTGCTTTTCGTTAAGGTTCTTTTCATTTTTCGCCATGCGTTGTGATTACAGTTCGCGCCTGCGCCTCAAAAGCCTTGACTGGCGCGGCATTCAGACCG